TATCAGCAATTGCATCTTGTGAGTAAGAAAGAGAGCCAAAATTAACATCAGTTAGGAATGTTCCCTCTAAAATCCATTTTTCAACAACAACACCTGTTGGGTCTAACATTTCAATGTCAACATTTTTTTTATAACCTGCGGCATATCCCATACGTCCTGTTACTGATTCAGCACACAACCTAACCCATTCCATCAATGCTTGTGAAGCAGAAGGTCCGATTGGGTCTCTGAACTTACACTGAATAGGATCCCAATTGAATCGTCCCGCAACAAATGTGGATGTGTTCAAGAACTGTATTTCAGTTGAGCCGATTTTTATTGATGGACGTGCAGCACTTTCTACAAACCACTCGTTTATTCCCAAACTTGACGGAAATCGTAATATAAATCTATTCTGTCTTTTCGGTTCATAAGGAACAGGCATTTTCATTAATAAATCAGCCATAATTATTTTGTGTTAAATCTTTGTTTATTTTTATTATAAATATATCGTCGTAAAATTTTTTCTATTTACTTTGATTTTATTTTCAAATATTCTTTATCTAGTTCTGGTTCTAGTTTTTCTTTCATATAATTTCTTTTCTCCTCCTGCTGTTAAATAAGTTTTTAATATATTATCATCCTTTTTCTCAAAATGTTTTTTCATACTTTCTACATTTCTTACATCGTCATCTGAAAAACCTATAAAAGGTGTAAAGTAATTACTTATCTTGTTTTTCATAAACGCTTTCTTTTGAAGTTGGTGTGATATAGATTTCACATAATTAACAAACTCCTCCATTGCAATAATTTTTCCTTGCTCAGGATTTGTGGCACTTCCTTCACCAAAGCTCACAGGATAAAATCTACACATATCTAAATATGCTTTGATTAACTGATCTTTTGTTAATTTATCCTCGTCTGCTAAATCTCTATATTTAAGTAAATTTTTTGCCAGGGTATTTGAATTGATACCGTGCATATTTTTTTTGATTAGGTTATATACAGCAGTTTTAAGAACCGATGGGGTATGCCCTCTTGCTGTAATAATTGAAAAGATTGAGCCGTTATTAATTGCCTCTACAAAATCGGACCAAGCAGGTCCAGTTGGTGCAATCATGGCGTCTTTTAAGAAATTTTTATCTCCTGTAACTCTAAAATCCCTGAAAGGATCGTCTGCAAAACCAACAATAGTTTTACCTTCATAATTGAAATCTTCGTTTCCTATTTCTGTCCTATACTCCGCAAAGTCTTCTGTGGACATACCAACAGTTTTACCATTCTTATCTTTTAGATAAATCTTTGTTGGCATAAACATTAAGTTGTCGTCCCAATCAAATGAATAGTATTTCATTACTGGTGTTGTAGCATCATCAATAATTTCAGTTATAATTTGTCTAACTAATTTTTTGTAATTCATAATAATAAATATTATATAAATAAAAAAGGGAGAACTTGTCTCCCCTTTTTATAAATTTTATTACTCATTAAACATCATCAAATGACGCACCTGTCGGTGTGATGTAGAAAGTAATGTCAATGAACTCAAGAGATTTAGTTGGTTTGATATAAATTTTTCCAACCATTTGATTTTTATCTAAATCTTCTGTGTCGTTAGATACAGTAACTCGGAAATCATATAAACCTCTATCTCTTCTGATTGAATCCAATATAGGATTAACCGCGTTAAGGAAGTCTTGTCTCACCTGTTGATCGTTTTGATCGAAGAGAAGTCTTACAGATACAGCAGAAATTAACTTTCTTGCTTGAAGTAACAATCTTCTCACATTAATTCTGTCGAGTGCCGACTCTCTTACTTGAAGAGTTTTGTTACCCCATATTACAGTTCCTACATCCGCAAAAGTCGCAATAGGGTTAATTCTTCCAAGATACAATACATCTCTATCTTCTTGTGTAAGTTTCTTACGTGCCTTGATTGAATTTACAATACCACGAGTATAACCTGCCGCAGCAAACCAAGGGAATGCAATGTTATCGGTAAGTGCCAAGTTTCTTGTAACCTCTGCAGTAGATGGGATGTAAATTTGAGTATTATTTACACTATCTCTTGTTAATACCCAAGGGTAGTAAGTTGCAGTATAGTTAGAGTCTATTCCACTTTCTTCTAAAATATCAACAGCTTCTTGTGGATAAATTAAACCATCTTGTCCAGTTGTTGTCGGTAAGAACATATTGTAGTCAGGCATTGTTGCAATATACAAGGAGTCTGCTCTTTCGGTTTCAATCATGTCAATTGCACGTTCTATCAAATCAGGTTGGTTTGCAATATCAATACCTGGAGTTGTAAATACATTGATATTTACTGCCTCTGGGTTTGCAAATGTTCTTTGCCCCAATAAGTATGCGTAGTAATCAGTATTACCATAGTCTATTGTTCCATCACCGATAGCAATTTGTTTGAACAATCCGTTTCCTTTCCCATTAGGGAATCTCAATGAAGGACAAGCGCCGTTTAAGAAACCACTTCTACCAAGTGCAAATTTATTTTCGTTTGTTCTAAACTCCCTATAAATGTCCCATCCGTCAAATCCACCATAAGCCATTACAGTAAATTTACGTGCATTCAGTCTGTAGTAAGGATCTTCTGGATTTGTTGGTTCAGATGAGAATGATGTAACACCACATTCAAAGGCAGGTGTTCCACTTGATGCAAACACAGAGCTAATCGTGATACCACTTGCAAATTTATCCATGTGGAAACCTTTTGTTTTGAAGCTCCACTCAATGCCGTCACCGTCACATAAGTTAAATGGTTTGATTTTTCCTTTGTATTGGAAGAAGTCAGAATCATAACCCCAATAAGAGCCTATACCCAAATAAGTTTTTCTTATGTTGTCACCACCACTAACGAATGCATCGTCTTGTCCTGTCCCTGTTCCAAAAGGCGGGTTAAATATTTGTTCTCCTGGTAAGAAATATTTAGTTTTATAGATTGGGAATGGGGAACGTCCAATTGGGTATTCTCTAAACATAAATCCTTCAAAACCACAAGGAATAGAATCAACAGGTGCGTCTTCATTCATCTCTACCATTATGTATTTAGATTTCAATTCGTATTCACCATCTAGTGTTCCTATCTTTTTGGCGATGAAATTGTTTTCTTGTGGATTCATTGAACAATTGGTAAATTTCTCAAGAACAACAGGATTCGCATCTGTATCAAAATAATCTCTAACTAACACTGTAAATGTTTCGTTGTTGAACGATAAATCGGAAAGTGATATCTTGACTTCAGTGTTCGCTGAATTTCCATCGGAGATAGTGTAGAACTTAAACATATTATAAACTTTTGTTCCACGTAATTCAGATACAACCCAAGGAGTGCTTGGTGTTTGGAATCTATCTAAATACCAACCTATAGTTTGTTGATCGTTACCTTGTGCTCCTTCAGCAGAAACAACTGTTGGGTTCAACCCTCTAATATAACCTTTGTTCCACAAATAAGTAAGTAATGTGCTATAATATTCCTCTACCATCAACGGGACTTGGATTCTTGGTTTGTCAAAGTTTCCTTTACCAAATACTTTTACAATATTTTTAGCATCTGATTGAGCCATTGAAACCTCAAACGCGTAATCAATTCCGTCGTTGTTTGTTACGTTAATACCAAACGGTAAGAATGGATTATTCAACACTCCACTGTATTCGCCTGTCATATCGTAAGTAACTTGAGAAGTTCCTGATACTTCATACATAGGATTAATTTCATCACTGTAAGTTGAAAGTCCTCTAGATCTTAATGTACAAACTACTAAATCATCATATTGTGTGTAAGAAACACCAGTATAATAATAAATCACCCCTGTAACATTTCCTGTGTAACACAAAACTGGTTCGGGCGCTATAGTTGTTGTGGTTGTAGTAGGAAGAATCGGGTCACAAGTAAATTCAAATGTAAGTGCAATGTCATTAGGATCGATAATCAATGGATCTGAAGAAGTAACGTTGGTAATAGAAACATTACCATCTAAATTTTGGAAACTTTGATTTGTCAAATTAACTAATGTGCAACCACTCACGTCACCAGTATTTAGTGTAATTGAGGTTGTGATTCCAATTGGGGGTCCTGTAATAGTTCCCAAAGTTGTGTTGAATGTAATGGTAACGTCACCTGCAACTGGTGTAGTCCCGTTTAGACAAAAGTTAATTACAACTGAACCAGGTCCTATTTCAGCATTCAATGTGTAAAGACTTGGCATCATTGTGGTTGTTGATGTTGTGTGGTTCGTGCTAAACAACGCAGATTCGAACATTGACGCAGTAGGTGTAGTCAAAGCTAAATCAGTTACAGTCGAAAAAAACGAGAATCCGCTATATAAACCATTGACATTGTTAAAAAGAGCATAATACCAAGGATCGTTGAATCCTGAAGTTACATCCAAGTCTTCAAATACAAGGTTCTCAACAGAAAAAACGTTAGTCGCTGCAGTAAAACCATTTGTTGTCAAAAAATTATAATCAACACCAGGAATAGAACCAAAGTATTTGATATTAGTGTCTTCAGAGTCAAAAGGGAACTCTGCAGTTATGACATCAAAAATTAACCCATTGATGTCTTCTTCAATAGTAGATGTTGAACCATCAAATTGTTCATAAACTTCTGTGAATACTCCCTGTAATGGTAATGGTAACGGAACATTACCAAAAGAAATATTACCATCAGTGCAAGCACTAAAAGGAATATTATACGCTAACTCCTGAATTTCAGAACAGAAAGGCTCACAATTTGGTGGAGGTGTAGTCCCACCACTTAAACACAAATAATTTAATGTGAGTGGATCTAAATTTGCGACAGTCATTAAAGACCAAGATGGACCTGCATCATAACCAGACAAACCCAATATTCTTGTAACAAACAATTGATTGGACTGTTGTAGATATGCTTTTGCAATATATGCCGCTTCATATTTTGGTATTTGTGTATTGATAAATTTTTCGGGGGTCGTTCCACCGAAATACGATTGGAACTCATCGAAGTTCCTTACAAAAATAGGTTCAAATGCTGGACCTTTTATAGTTTCACCGACTATACCTAATGTTGTAACTCCGACACTTTGAGCAACAAAACTCAAATCCACTTCAGAGGTATAAACACCAGGTGATACAAAAACTTTACTGTTAGTAGCCATATTTCAAATATACTTAATAATTTATTTTCTAATAAATATTAGCTTTTCAAGCAAAAACTTTACTTCTACGAAACTATTTATGATTTGGTGAGAATTAATTCTACCTTTTTTCTACCTATGGAAAATCAAGAAAAAAAAATAAAGAATCTTAAAATAGATAAAGGAGTTCATGAGGTGTTAAAGTCTTATTGTGACAAGAGAGGTATTAAAATGTATAAGTTTGTAGAAACTTTAATTTTAGAAAAGTGTAAAGAAAAAAGAGATATATACGGGGAGCATTAACTTGCGGAACTAATGTATTCTATTCTTGAGGATTTGGTTGCATCAACTTTAGTTAAAACAAAAAGAATTGTATCATTAGTATTAACTTGTATCTCTTCTAAATTTTCCCCATAATAATCACCATTAAGATATACCTGAAATGAACTTACATTTTCTGTGTATGAAAGTGCGAGGTTCAAAGTGTAGTTGAAGAGTTCTTCAATCTCGTTTTGTCCAACAGGGAACACCAAATCATAAGTTAATGGTTCTGGAGGATCCTTTCTTTTATACTTTCTCTTTTTGTAAGGTGTTTCTGTTTCAAACAACTGAAACGTTCTTGTAATTGCGGGACTAACCTCAAACTGATCTTCGTCAATTAAAAATCCCATCATTGTAAATTCATATTTTTGTATATAGTATTTTCTTTTTTCTAAATCCATTACGGATTCATCTGAAATACTATTCATTTTAATTGGAATGTAATGTCCTTTGATTGTTTGATATGCCTGTAAAGAAGCAAATTTCTCAATTACTATTTGATTGAATTTGTTTATTTCTCTCATTCTGTTACAAACAATTGCAACGGTATAGGTTATATCAACAGGAACTGGTTGTGGTATTTTATAAATGTCAAAACCGTTTTTATTACCATCCCATGTTGGGACTTTAGCATAAAAATATAATCTTCTATTTGGTATATTATAAACTATTGCAGGATTGTTTCCGTATTTTACTTCAGGTGTTCTTATGACTGTTATAAAAGGAGGTTCGGTATTTTTATCTATGTTTTGAAAATCCCAAGTCTCAACAAACTGGGCCCAATTTTGTGTTGTAATCAAAATATCAATCATAGGTATTGTCTTCCCTTCTACAACACAAGTAAGTTCGTCTCTAACAAAATCTAAAAAACCTCTATCTAAATCTGCGTGTAACAAACTCTTTGGTAAGAAGGTTCCGTCAGCTTCAATAAAGTCACGTAACTCTCTTCTTCTTGGTAAAAGAGTTTTTGTTTCCGTAAGTGGTATATATTTTTTAATCTTCTTTGGGAATCCCATAATTAAAGCGCTCTAAATTCGTTAGGTCCGACAGGTGCGGCAACAATTGTTTTATAAAAAGGTTTATACCCTTTGTATGTATGTTTGAAATCAGATATTACTCTACCATCATTTACAACTGTGTAATATCTTACAAAATTTTCATTATCGTAATATCCTACGTAATCACCCAAATCTATATCAATACCTAATTCATCAAGTGTTTTAAGATAAACAGATATCGTGATATTACCTGGTTCTAATTGAGCGTTTTTAGTTGAACCAACATTTCTATTTTCAGGAACTGCGATTTGAATGAATGCGTTAAACTCAATTGGTGGTAAAAATTTTACACCATCTGAAACAACTTCCCCATAAACATCATCGGTTTTGGTTTTTGTTTTATCAACTTTATATAATATACAATTAAAGTTCATATCGCCAATCAACCATTCTTGTCCCATTTCGATTTCTAAATTAAAATCGTTGTCCCCAAAGAATTTACCTAATCTTGTAATTGGAACTTTATTATTCATTTTTATTTTTATTGATAAATATCTTTTTATGTGTTATTTTTATATACAAATTAACTTTGGAGACAAGTAACCAAATATTGGAATTAAAAGCGATTGACTTGTTGGACACTTATAGTGGTGCAAACAACTATATACTATACATCAAGCAGAAAAAGGAAACCAACAAAAAATTCTATCCTACGCGTTCTCAAGCAAACTACATTATAGATTATTATGATGTTAAACCAAAGGTTGCAAGAAAATGGGTTGATTTGGATTCATATTTTGCGAAGAAATTTGCTGAAGAAAAATATCTTTTACAAACACCTGATAGAATCTATATTGAAAAACTTTTAGTTGAGAAAGAAAAGTCGTATCATATTTGGGGTAAGTTTCTTGAGAAGGATGTTTTATCCGAATTTTGGGTTCCTAAATCCGCTCTTATTAAAACTCACACTGTTGAGAAAGTTGATATTGACTATTCTAAATATGAACATCGCCCCCCATTATCACATCAAAAGGAAGCGATAGAAAAATTGGTTGGTTCTCGTAGATACATTTTAGCTGACGATATGGGACTTGGTAAAACGACATCAACAATTATTGCCGCTTTAGAAACAGGAGCAAAGAAAATTTTAATTATTTGTCCCGCATCACTCAAAATAAATTGGCAAAGGGAAATTGAGAACTATACGGACAGAAGTGTTTATATTGCAGAAGGAAAAAAGTTCTCAACCGAATCAGACTTTGTAATTGTTAATTACGATATTCTAAAAAATTTTCATGATATTAAAGATTTATCAAATTCTCTCTTATTAAAATCACAATTTGAACTTGTTATATTAGATGAGGCCCATATGGTTTCTAATGCTCAAGCTCAAAGAACAAAAATAATAAATAATTTTGTTAAAAATATCAGAAGAGTTTGGTTATTAACAGGAACACCAATGACTTCACGTCCAATGAATTATTATAATCTTTTGAGTATCATCGAAAGTCCCGTAGCACAGAATTGGATGGCTTATGCTATCCGATACTGTCAGGGATATCAGTTCAAAGCGGGTAATAGAAAGGTGTGGAATGTTCAAGGGGCTTCAAATTTAGAGGAGTTAAGAGAAAGAACGTCAAAACAAATTTTAAGAAGATTAAAAGAAGAGGTGTTAGATTTACCTGAAAAAATTATCACACCTGTATATTTGAGAACTTCATCAAAAGAATACAAAGATTTGATGGGGGAATATTATGAATGGTTAGACAATCGTAAAGAGGAGTCAGGTTCTCTAACTGTTCAGTTTTCAAAACTTATGAAAGTAAGAAAGGTAATTGCAAATGAAAAAGTAAGACAAACAATTGAGTTTGCAGAGAATATTATAGAACAAGGGAAAAAAGTAATCATTTTCACAAACTTTACAGACACCTTACAGTTAATCCATAATCATTTCGGAAAACAATCTGTTTATTTAGATGGAAGTTGTAATAAAGTCCAAAGACAATATGCTGTCGATCAGTTCCAAGATAATGAAAAAATAAAAGTATTTGTTGGGAACTTAAAAGCGGCAGGTGTTGGTTTAACATTAACTGCGGCAGAGGTTGTTATTATGAATGATTTATCTTTTGTTCCTGCAGAACACGCACAAGCAGAAGATAGAGCTTATAGATATGGACAAAAAAACAATGTATTAGTTTATTATCCTATATTTGAAAACACCATAGAAGGTGCAATATATGACATACTAAACAAGAAGAAAAAAATCATAGGAACTGTAATGGGAGATGAGGTTTCGGACTCCGTAGATGTTGTAGAAGAAATACTAAATCTAATCAATAAAAGAATATAAACCTCATCACAGATGGGGTTTTTTATTTAAGATGATATTTATCATTAATGAAAGTTAATGTAAAACATTCGAGTTCTGGGATGTCTAAAAAAGATATGGACATGATGGAAAGATTCATCAAGTTTTTACAAAAAAAATATCCACTAAAAGATGACATCACAATAATTTTTACAGGTGAAAGATATGGTGATATGTCCACGGGTAGTAGAACCGCAGATTCCAAGCTTAAAATTTTTACAAAAGGGAGAATGAATAGAGACATAACCCGAACACTTGCACATGAATGGGTTCATGAATGGCAAATTAATGTGAAAAATAAAAAATTTACAGGAGATATTGGTGGTGAGTTAGAAGACGAAGCTAATGCAAAAGCGGGTTCTGTAATTAAACAATTTGAAAAGTCCCACCCAAAAGACGAAAAGAAAATGTATGAGAGTATTCAGAAAAAAATTAGTTTATTAAATGAACAAATTTTACTTACAGACAAGGAAAAAATTAGGGATAGTTTCATAATGGAAATGAAAAAAATAGGTATTGAGAAATTACCCTATTCCTATTCTGCTATGAAACAATTTGTTGATCCTGAAACAATGGACATTCATTATAACAAACATTATAAAGGTTATGTGAAAAAATTAAACGATGCATTGTCGAAAAAGAAACATAAGTATGATGATTTAGAAGATATAATAAAATCCATAAGTAAGTATGATACAAAGGTGAGAAACAATGCAGGTGGTGCATTTAATCACGCTCTATTTTGGAAGATGCTCTCACCAAAAAAAGTATTACCAAAAGGGGAAATATTAGAAAAAATTACAAGTCAGTATGGTAATATTAAAAAACTAAAAGATGAGTTTAATGAGGTAGCAAAAGAAAGATTTGGTTCAGGTTGGGTTTGGTTGATATTAACAAAAACTAACAGACTTAAAGTTATGTCCACACCCAATCAAGACAACCCATTAATGAATATCATAAAAGATGGTGGCTACCCATTGTTGGGATTAGACTTATGGGAACACGCATATTATTTGAGATATAGAAACAAAAGAGATGAATACATTAAAAAGTTTTGGAATCATATAAATTGGGAATTTGTAAATGAATTACTTGTAAGTAAATCAAAAAAGAAACTAACTGAATCATTAATCAGAGTTCTTTTAGAAAACGAACAGATACAACCTGACATTAAAAAACTTATGTCAAGGGAGTTACAAAAGATTAGATTAATTCCTTTAGATTCCGAAGCGGCTAACGAAGCAATAGACAACATAATAACAGCAGAGGTTTCAAGGGGGTTAAAGTTTAATAGAACCATAGAAGGTATGATGTCACTTAATCTGTCCGATGTTACAGAAAGAACAAAATACAGATTCAATAATTACTTTCAAAGGTTTGTTAAAAGTAGAACAAGAGGATATGATTTTGAATCATTAGTGTCTGGTTTATTAGGAGGAGAATTGGCAACAAGTCTTACTTCACCTTATGATGTATATACTGATAAAGGAGATAAAATCTCATGTAAGATAGTGAGAAACTCAAATGAGAAAATTGGATTGAAAAGTATAAAAAAACCTGTTCAATATTATGTTCAAAAAGTTTATAATGGAGACGAAACAAATAAAAGAGAACTTGAACGATTATCTTCAGAACCAAACTTTGTTGAACTCGTTGTAAATCATAAAAACACCGACATAAGAAATGCAGCTGAGGATATTCTGAAATTCCTTTTACAGGATATCACAGGTTTATTGATTGGAATACCAGATCCTAACAATTATTTAATAAGGTTATATTACTTTAATAGAAACGACTTGATTGAAATAATAAAAATTCCTGGTATGTTAAATGCCTCTAAAACCAAAGGGGCACAAACAATTACGTTGTCAGCAAAAATATTGGCAGGGAAAAAAACAATGGAGGGTGCAATACAGTTTCCTATTATAACTCAAGACGATTACATTTCTTTTTTAAGTGGAACTGAAGAAACAAAAAGTATTATACAAATACTTAACAATTTTGGTAGAAAATATGGTGTGAATAACTTTGGTGGAAACATACCGCAAGACATTGTAAAACAATTGGCTGATGAACCTAGATTCAGAAGAGATATAAGTAGAATATTAAAATAAATGTGTAAGATATTTATATAAAAAAACCTATGGCAATTATACCTGAACCAGAAAGAAGTGCATTATATCAGAAGATAAGACATCTTCTTGGAGCACCGTTAAGAAGTGTTGAATTGGAGGATGAACAGATGGACACACTTTTAGAATTTTCTATTGATGAGTATTCTCAATACGTTCAAGATTGGTTAATTGAGTCACAATGGTCCTCTTTATATAACTTAAATATAAATGAACAATCTTTAGCTAAAGCATTTGTTACAAGAAGTTTAGATTATGAGACAAGATACACTTATGCTTATTCTAAAATTGTAGGATTACAAGCAGGTGGTGATTGGGTTCTTAAAAAAGATTATATTCAGTTAGTTCCTAACCAACAGATATACGAAATACCAAAAGGAAGGGAATTAAACGAACTACTTTGGTTTACACCTGCGACTATGAATAATATGTTGTTTGACCCATGGGCGTTCGGTGGTATTGCTGGTGGTGGTATCTCAGGTCCTGCAGGATATGCACAAGTAGGTAATATGTCTGGAAGTTATTTTTTAACACCCGCATTTGATATGTTATTGAGAATGCAAGAAATTAATATTCAGAGAAGAATAATTGCGGGTGATTTAACATATAGAGTTACTGCACTTCCTGATGGTAAAAAGGCGATACACTTAATGAATACACCTGGTGGTAAGTTTGACTTTGGTAATTCTACACTTATGAAAGGTAGAGTTTGGTATTGGTATTATGATGTAGGACCAGATGGAAGAGACGCTTGTCTGAAAGCAAATCCCGATATTATAAAAATGCCATCAGATGTTCCATTTGATAAAATGAGTTGGGAAGATTTGAATAACCCTGCACAAATATGGGTAAGAAGATGGTTTATTGCATATTGTAAAGAAACCTTAGCAAGAGTTCGTGGTAAATTCAGTGGAAACTTAAAAACTGGTGAAGGTGGTGATTTAACTCTAGATTACACATCTTTGGCGACAGAAGCAAAAGACGAAAAAACAAAACTCATAGATGAATTAACAGGGGCTGAAGGAAGACTTACAAGACTGAAACCCGAAAAAGTTATGGAACGTGAAGCCCTATTAGCAGAAAACTTGAATAAAGCCCTCAAGTTTAGAGCGATGCCGAGACAAATTTATGTAATATGATAAGAATAGAAAACGTTACACCAAGAAAGAATGTGGTTAAATATCAAACACAGTCTTATGTTGAACCGAAAGTAATTGAGGTTAAACCAACTGAAATCAAAAAGATTATTTCTGAACCTTCATACACTGTTGAAAACGAATCACTTTTGATTATCAAAGATGTCGAGTATTCAGAAATAACACTTAATTCAGAAAACGACAAAATTACAATCAAATCATTGACACAATGCTTGATTAAATCTGACGTTGGTGTAATTGATGAAGAATGGGACGAACTCCTTCTGGAAAAAGGGGCTTGCGTTCAGTTTGAATTCGTAGAAGGAAATTGGTATATCCTATCCTCCGACGGACTCAAGTTGTCCTGATTCTTTTATATCAATAAATTTTTTCATGAAAGGATCTGCCAATTCATACATATGGTATGGTGATACACCCACTCTATCCCAAAACTCCATTTCTTCTTTTGATATTTCCATAACATCCTCAAGTTTATCTTGATCTCCATCATTAAATGGTTGTCCGTTGATTAATTGACATTGTTCTGTTGTAAAGAAGGGTCTGTCTTCGGGGTTTTTAATAAGTAGGGATTTTCTAACTTCTTGTTGGAATACAACTAATAATGGTTCTACTCTTTTATTAAATGTTGTGATTGCTCTTTGTATATTATATTCCCCTAACATATCAGGATTATTCTCAATATCTGAAGGATCTAATCTATAGCAATTTAATTGAATAACCGAATCCGAAGTAGCCGCTCTATACGCCACATCTGTTGAGAATCCCACAATTGCTTCTTTATTTTTAGCATCACTACGAATCCAGTTGTCATCCGACCAAGATTTTTCCCAACCATTATTAAGTAGGTATTGTTCTTTATTTTTATAGTCTGATTTTTCGTTGTTTGAAAAGAACAAACTTATCTGTTCATCCGTCCATCCCTTCTTTGGTTGATTAACTTTCTGAACATCTCCATGCGATGCCTTTGTTCCGTTATTTACATAATAAATAATATCACCAAGATTAACATTTAAGTTTTCTTTAATTGCAAGTTCCATATGGGCTTGACGTGACATTAATGCTCCCGCCTTTGTTCTTGTTTTACTTCTTGCAATGTAATCATCAATAGATTGTTTTACTTTTGATTTGTTTGCAATTTGTGACAAAGGTATTTTTCTATCAAATATTTTTTGTAGATACTCAAAGTAATACTCTACAAACCCTTTACCATCACCATCAAGTAACATTTTGATTGCTTTATCTAAAAATAACTCAATATACTTTGGCATCTTTTTAGATTTAATTGAGTTACCTGTAAGTTTGATTTTACCTTTTCCTGTAATAAGTGCGTAGTTCTTCCTTGCCAAGTTAATACAAGCGGGCCATTGTCCGTCGGTATCAAGTGCCATTTCACCCCTCATTGCTAAATCGTTAAACTCCATTACATCAGCTTCTTCACCAATATATTCTTTTCCTTCTTTAACTTTCCAGTTTAACCCTTTACCGATATAACTTCTTGTTTCTACACCATCAGGAACAGAGAAGTTAATACCATCCGTATCCATTACAAGTGGTGTATATCCTCTATCCATAAAGAAATGAATCATCATCCTCAAATATTGTCTACCTGTACAAGTAATCATTTCACCTTTATCCATATCACCCCAATGAAATACTTGTGGGGCAGACAATGAACCAAAGAATGCGTTGATAAAGATTTTAATAGGTAATTGTTTTCTGTCAAAAGACAAGGACTTCTTTTTATCAATACTTGCGTATTCCTCAGCCAAATTCTTATACATAATACGAGTGGTTCTAAAATGTGATAACAAACCTTTCATAGCACCTGTAATATCACATTCAGGGAATACATCATGGACTAACTGAATAGATGGGTAAAGTGAAGAGTAGTCAAGTTTTAATACATTCCTTGAGTATCCTGTTCTAATTAACCTTGACAATCCACCAACAAATCCTCTTTTTTCGTTTTTAGCGGGAATTGCAAGTCCGTGTTTGTAGGACCAAGCCAACATTAACATTTTCCATAATGTCGCAGTTCCCATTGTAGAAACCCTTTCATATGTGGTAGGTACAAGTGACGCAAGAAGAAATGTTCCTTGATTAAACTCCTCATCTACAAGTAGGGTTTCTTCCAAGTCATCATCCAAGTATCTCTCAACAATGTCATCACCTGTGGTTTTAAGATAGACATCATTTCTTCTCTCACATACCTCATCAATTTTAGAATCAACACCAACTTTTTTATATCCACCATTTTGAATGTTTAACCAATATTGGTCTTTATTGGAATACATGGGGGCAATTTTTGTGTGATCGATATAAATCCTGTCTTTTGCTTCAGCATCAATAAACTTTGTAATGTATTTAAGTCCCGCCTCTTTGATATTAGAGTTGATTGCTTGTGCTCTTCTTACTGAATGTAAAATATCAATTACATTATAACCCCACATTTGAACTTGGTTATACTTCTCAACCTCGTTTGCCAATTTTAACATTGATTCTTTTTGTGAGATTGGTTTGTTTGAATTAAGAGATGTGTTCAGTTTTTTAACATCAATATTGAGTGCTTTGCATCTTTCGAAAATCCAACACCAGTCAAAGTTTGCTGAATTGTAACCTGAAATAATGGAGGGTTTTAATTCTTCTATTGTTCTAAAAAACTCAACAAGTCCTCTTCTTTCTTCATCTTCGTCTTTACACTCAATTACTTTAAGAAAACCTTTATTAGTTTTCATACCTATCATAAATATCCTACCGTCTTTTGGTTCTAAAGCGGTAGTTTCCAAGTCAAATACAAATCTCGTAATATCATTATATTCCTCGAAACCTTTGAATAATCTTTTTTCTTTTGAGATTAGGTATTGTTCTACAGGTGGTAGAACCATTACTTTATCTTTTGCTTTTTCACCCCATGGGTCTAATCCTCCATCTCTGAAGAACTGAATAAGGGTTCTATAACCTTTGAGTGATTTTACTATAAAGGTTAAACCTCTTTCTAATCTTTCATTTCCGTCTGTTCGTAGTTTTTCTATAACAATACCATACTTGGACATTGCTTCTTTTTGAAGTCCTTTGGAATTGCTATAAAAGTTTAAGCCACGTAAATCACCAACCCAAGCAAAAGCAATCAAATTGTCTTTAACAATTGATTTACCTTTACCTGGAACTTCTTTTACTTTGAATATCTTGTCTGATGCATAATCGTATTCTATTGCTACGATGTGTTCTTCTGTATCGTTCCCCTCAAGGAATTTTTGAATCTCTTCTTGTGAAATCATATAATAAGTTTTAAGTGTGGTGTATTTACTGTCGTGCTTATGACGACATTTACCTTACCACAATAAATATATGATTACAAGATAGGATTGTCAAATCCAAGTAAGAATTACCCTACCAATAAATCGTGTAATTCCTGTTCAGTCCAAACTTCTTTAAATGCAACCTCTTTTAACACTGGTCCATTTTCAGTTCTGAAACGAATACCTCTTGGTGTTTGACGAATTGCATATACTTTGTGTTCACCAACTGTAATTGGTTCTTCATACTTAAACAATAATTTAATTTTCATTTGTTCCATTTTTATTTATTTTATTTCACTATAAAGTGCTATTATTTTATTTGTGATTAATTCCTTTGTCCAATCACCTATTCTATCATACTCTTCACCTTCCCACAAAACAATTGGTTGTCCTAATTCTGATATATGAACTATTAAAGTTTTTTCTAATGGTAAATCAACAATTCTTTCTACCGTTAAAGATTGTAAGCTAAGACTTTCTTGTCTTACTAAAATTATTTCTGTTGGTTGTTCAAATCTTATTATCATATCAAACTACAATTCTCAGTGCTCCCGCACCAGTTTTATAAACATATCCCACGCATAAACCCAAACCTATTGCAGCATTGTTGTCTGACGCTGTTGGTATATTTTTTATAGATAAATTATTAATATAAGTTGTGTTTGTACGGTTGGAACATAAATTAATACCAAGAGCAAAAGAACAAGAGTGTGTAAGAGTATTACCACTTCCTCCTATAATACTTGAATAAGGTGTATTAACCGTGTTTTTACAACCACCCACAATAGAAGAGAAATCACTACCCGTCAAAGTGTTAAAACAACCTCCACCAAGAAATGAACTTGTTGACAGGTTGGAGGTGTTTAATACTCCACCTATTATTGATGAGTAAGGCGATGCATTCACGATAGTATTATCTGAACCACCACCAATTGAACTATAACAAGTCCTAATTAAATTATTTTGTCCGTTAATTATACTTGAGAAAAATGCTGGTATATTTATTGTATTTTTTATACCACCGCCTATTACAGTATAACAACGAGTTGAGGTATTACCTGTTCCGCCACCTATAAACGAGTTAATACCAAATGCGGTGTTATTGAATCCACCTACGATAGTAGAACAATTACCAATAGTAGTATTACAACAACCAAAAGAAACCGTATTACTTCCTGCGGCACAGTTGTTAGAACATATCCTACGAGAACTTAAAATACCAGTATCTTCCCTTACAATTGTGTAGTCAGCAAAAGGTATAGAAATATTTCCATTTTGACGACATAAAGTTAAAAAATTTGTGTTACTGTCGAAAGATGCATTACACACAAAATTATCTTGATTAATGAATCCTGTGGCACAGACAGTCGAACCGTTGTTCAGCCCTAAACATAAAGTTGAAGATGGATTGTCATAAGTTGCACCTGTAACAAAATTGTTTTGTGTTACAAAACCACTTGTTGTTATATCTGAACACCCGTTGTTTCTACTTATTGTTAATGTTCCTGTTCCATTGTTATAGGTTGCACCAGTAACAAATGTGTCAAAAATTCCATTTACGGAGACATTATTGAGTTGTGTTTCCAAAGAAAGAATACCTGTTGTTGGACTGTAAGTTCCTCCAGTTAAATAGTAGTCGTGTAGTCCTGATATTGAGACAGAATTTGAGTTGTTATTTAATGTTAAATTACCTGTTGAGTAATCAAAAGTTCCTCCTGTGATAAAATTTTCAGAGAATCCTGTAATACTAACCGAAGAACCGTCAGTATTGTTCAAAGTCAAAATTCCGCTGGAATTATTCAGTGTTCCTCCTGTAAGGAATACATCCGTATAACCTGTCGTATATCCTGAAACATCGAATGTATTTCCTGAATTTGTTGTAAAAGTGGCAACCCCAGTATTCATGTTGTAAGTACCACCAGTAACAGTCATATCTGTAGCAAGAGAACCTAAAGACACACCAAATAATCCGTTATTTGTCTCTATCCTTAAAAAATTACTGAGTGGATTAAACGTAAAACCAGTCGTATAGTAATCACGTAATCCTGAAATTGTAACTTGTCCGTCTTGTCTATCAAGTATTAAATTACCTGTATTATAATCTAACGTTCCACCTGTTACATAATAATCCTGTGCAGAAGAAGAACCAGTAACAACAAAACCATTGGTGTCAATACCTAATGTTGCAACTGGTGATGTGTTATTAATTGTTCCTATATTTAATCTTGGAACATAAACTGTACAACTACAATTTCCTGAAATATTGAAACCACCAAGAATTACAGAACTGTTTGCTAATAATGTATTATTGCTACCACCACCAATGAATGAACAACTACCTAAAGAAGTGTTGAAAAATCCTCCTGTTATTGTTGATTCAGTACTTGTGAAGTATAGTTTGTTTCCACGCCCCCCTAATACTGTTGAAAAGGGAGAATTGACGGTATTTTGTGTTCCGCCCAAAACAGATGACAAATTCTGTGTTACAGAATTTAATATTCCACCTGTCACACTACTATTACAAGATTGTATGTAGTTAGAAAATCCACCACTAATAACACTACGATAACCACTGATTGTATTACTTATTCCGCCTGTAATAGTAGAACCACAACTATTTGGTGCATTAACAATAGTATTTTTACAACCTCCACCAATAAATGTATATGATGAATTAGTTGTATTACAAAAACCACCACTAACAACGCTTGAAGAACCTCCACTATCATTTGAG